GTCCTGAAACGCTCCATACGGAGCTGCGTCAGCCTCAGCAGCATCAGATACAGGGACAAAGAATATTAAGCTCTCATTGCCTATACGACCATCGTAGAGCGTTGTCGTTGTGGCATTACCAGTCGCTAAAGTAATCGTTCCAGTATTGTTCGTCTTACCGTCCATGATTCCACGGACAACCTCAGCTACTTGACGTTCATCAGCACCGAATACAGGTAGAGTACGAAACTGAACTGATCTAGTCATCGATTACCCTGCGTAGCTATTTCAATCTCACAACCGACAATAGTTTCCCAGTTGGCATTAGTCGGAGATACCTTGATACGATGGTAATTACCGTTAGCTCTCAATGGCACTCGGTTATCTGAGTCCGGTGTCGCTGTCGTTCCGAATTCAACGCTATCTGACAATAGTTTTCTACTAGCAACTGCGACTGACGCTGTTCCATTATCAACAATAGGTTTTGCCAATGTAATAATAGAACGTCCAATATCAATATCTCCAGATGTAACGTAAGCAGACAAGTATGCACCAGAGAAAACAACGATTTTCTGGTTTCTAACACCAACGAATATAAGCTGACCACCAGCCCAAGTACGTGAATCAAGCGGAATATCTAATGTATCTAGGTTATTGTTATAGTTATCTATCTGCTCAAGTGTGGCACTAGGTGTCAGACCATACGCTAGGTAGTTAGTATCCGTTAAACCATAGCTCCACTTGTTCAAATCAATGGAGTAATACAGCAAGAATCGCTTACCGAAGTTATTCTTAAAGTTCCAGATAACTAATTTCTTTACCGGATCAATCGTCGCACTCATACCAGTCTGAACTTCACTCAAACTGACGTTATTAAAGAACCAACGATTAACCTTTTCTAGTCCAATGTTCTTAACGGACTTGCCATCGCAGACATAAAAGCCATCATCAGATAAAAAGTACGTTAAACCACCGAATTGAGTGATAGAGCCGTTAGACATACAGCCTAACGTCCTAGAAATAGCGTCAAATTGGAAGAAATACGGACTTCCTGAGTACGTCATGCGGTAAATAGCACGTTCTAAGAAGATTAGACCGTATTCACCACCTGCAATACCAGTAATATCACCGCCATCAGGTACTATTTGTGAGTCAGCCTGAGAAGCAGCACCAGCAGTCCAATCAGTCTCGTCGTTAATATCCGACCAATAGACCTTATTTTCCTCACCACCTACGTTAGCAGCCACAACAAAGTCACGAACTACCGTTACATACTTAGCCGTAGGAGCATCAGCAGATAAATCAGCAAAATACGTCGATGAACCTAGATCATAAGCCTGTAACTTGTCAGCACCGTTAGCTAAGATCATCTTAGAACCGAACTGAGTAGAATCCCATGCCTCAACAGCCGTATAACCTGTAGTCGTTAGCGCATCTAAACTAGCATCGCTAGAGTCAAACTTATAAATCTGAGTAGCACCAGCAGCAAATAACGTAGATGCACCTGAGAATTTACCTGCAAATGTAATAAGTAAATTCTGACCTGCATCTTGAGAGTAATCTACCGCAGCGCGTAACGGAGAATAACCGTTAGTAACCGGATAACAATTATAGGCATCCGTTACCGCACCAGTAACGCCCGGTTGATCTGGCAACCACTCACCGAAAATAACTTTTTGTTTTGCCATTACTGTCTTGACCAAGTAGTTGATTCAGGAGTTACCGCAGTCCACTCGTAACCAATATAGTCACCAATAGCACCCACAGTAGCGTTACCTGTTATAGCTGCACGACCACCAAATACAGAACTGCCATTTGCCGTAACTGTAGCTATACCATTAATAGAAGCAGCACCAACCGTCACAAACGTACCGTTAGCCGTTACCGTAGCTGTTCCAGTAACACTAGCTCGTACAGCCGCTGAAGCATCACCGATAGCCGTTACAGTAGCCGTACCTGTAATGCTTGCTATACCGCCATATATTGCTAATCCTGATGCCGATACCGTAGCTTCACAAGTAACAGATGCACCGATACCTTCGTTCTCAGCATAGCCAGAATCCCAATAGCCTGAGACAACGTATAGGTCAGGAGAGCTTAGGTCATCTTCACCATAGCCCTGAAGCCAATAATCGAAATCGACATAGTTGTTAGCCATTTACCTCTACCCAAGTCTGAGTTTCCTCGTTCCATGAGTACATTTTGCCATCAGTAGGCATGGCTGTGGGGGCTTGCCATTGAGCATTAGCATCTAAAGTCCAACTTGCATAAGGCTTAGGAGCTACAAACGCATCTATATCTGCTTGGTAGGTATAACCAATGCCAGCGTAGTTCTTACGGATGTTTCCGTTATAACTTGTCTGCTTCCATGTGCCACCGAATAAACGCTCACAGAACGCAGCACCGATATACTCTTTCTCTACACCGTTAGCGTCAGCAGTATCTTTGTTATCTATTACGATAACTTGAGTGACAATATTGTTTTCATCAATCTGTGCGTAATGCGCCATTATTCTTCTCCTAAATGCAAACCTGTCAGACTTTCATCTGAGCCTATGTAACCTTTTAGAAACGTATTAAACGCTATGCTAATACGAGTATTGTCACCTTCTTTAGTCTGTACCATATGCGTTAAGTGCGATGGGAATAGAATCAAGTCACCAGCACCTACTTCAAACCACCACGATTCAGAGTTATAAGGATTGTATTCAGCAGCAGGAACTTTAATCCGCTCGTAACCATCTTTATAAAAGTAAATCTTATCTACTTCTCTATTAGCCTGTGGATAAAACACCCCAGATACGACGCTATTAGGATGAGCGTGTTTATGGTGGTACTGCCCTGCTTCTGTATAGTTAGCCCAACTCTGCGTTAGATACAGACTTACGTCAAACTTCGGTGCGTGTATTGCTTTGAAGTATTCCAACATTGAATCTTCAATAAAATCACGCAACTCAGTTAGTTCCTTGTTCTTTAGAATCTTGCGATCCTTGCTAGTCGTATTGCCTTCGTTAGCGTAATGCTCCTGACCTTTAATAAACTCTAATTCAGCTTCAGTCAGATCACGAAACTTAAAGAAAGCTACCGGAGTAGGGAATAAATTATTTATATTCACGCTACTGCCTTCTCAAATTCTTCAGCATCAGCTTTCATCTTATTTAAATCTTCATCAAGCCAGATCGTAGGAATACTATCCTCAAACTCACGTATCTTATCCATTACCCATTGCACTTCATCCCAGCTAGGGCATGGTCTAGGATCATCCCAACGAGTAAATGTAGTGTTAGATATTTCCCATTTAGCATTAGGACGCAGCAATGACATAGCCACATCGATACCGTACATTCTGTAGAGTTTAGTTTCCATAAACCTTATTGGTTGATTTTAATAATTACGATGCCTGAACCGCCAGCACCGCCAGCTACAGAGCTAGTTGTAAGCGAAGAACCACCACCACCACCGCCTCTATTTGCAGTTCCAGCAGCACCGGGGTTATCACCACCAGCAGTACCAGCATTTCCGCCACCACCAGCTCCACCAGTACCAGCAGTACCGCCGCTAACAGTACCGCCTCCGCCTCCGCCAGCGTAAGTAACTGAACTTCCGCTTATAGAACTAGCGGTTCCAGCTCCTCCGTTACCACCAACAGAGCCACTACCATTACTGCCTACAGCAGATGCTCCACCGCCTCCACCACAACCATAATTAGGTCCGCTACCAGAACCAATTCCGCCATTACTTCCTTGTGCCGGACTAGTTGATGGAGTATTTCCAGCCCCACCGCCGGGAGAACCACCACCACCGCCTGCACCGCCACCACCAGAACCACCAGAGTTACCTACAGTAGCAGTACCACCATTTAAGTTTGTACCACCATAACCGCCACCATTAGAAGTAATTGTGCTAAATACAGAATTTCCACCATTTGTAGCATTAGGTGTATCTACAGATGTAGCGCCAGCTCCACCTGCTCCAACCGTAACCGTATATTCAGTTCCTGCCGTTACAGATAATGAAGTTCCTGTTCTATATCCGCCAGCACCAGCACCAGCACCGTAGCGGCAACCACCGCCACCACCTCCAGCCACAACTAAATAATCCACACTAGTCACACCAGTAGGGCATACCCATGTAGTAGATGATTTAAATGTAAAGACTGTTTGTGATGCTACGGAATAAGAAAGAATGACTATGCCGGAGCCGCCAGCGCCAGCATCGCCACCTGTTGCTGAATTTCCCCCG